ACCCTCTATACCTCCTTAATTCGTATTCCATAACGGTGGAGCATCAATTTCCGCTTAATCACATAATCTTTCGTTCTCATGCCCTTGGTGTCTTCCACGACTATATTCTCACCCTCTTTGTAGACAAAATCGGCAACATAGTAGCAGCTCTGTTCTATGACCTTACCGGGCTTATATTCGCCCTTATGAGGTCCAGCCTTGTACATCTCAGTTGATTGTTCTCTCTGTCTCGGTATAAGCTCGTATCTGACCTGTCTCTTGAGGTCCGTGATCTCTCCTGCTTTCTCAAGCAGCTTAAGCTCCATGTACCGGTTTGCTTCTTTCTTACTGTCAAACAGTATCCCATCGACCTCAACCTTTTTATTCCTGTACTTTCTGTCCAATGATGCTTTCTTTATCCACTGTGGATTCATCAATCAATGCTCCTTTCTCCCTGCCACCGGATCAGCGGCAGGGCTATATACAATGGCTTATACTGTGTGATGTGTGTATCTGCCATGAACAAGTATTATTTATGAAAACAGTGCAGCGGCGGCAGGATTCTGCTGTGTAGTCTGCGACTGTTCAATAACAGGTGCTTTTTCCTTGCCCTGTTCCGGTTCCGGTTTTGCTTCCGGTTCTGATGCAGTGGAATCAACATATTCCTCTGTATCGTTTTCCACATAGGTCACATTTCCATCTCCATCCATAGTGGTCATATCACGCTCAAATGCGCTCTGAAGATCAATACTCATAACACCCCACTTGGAAATTAACTGACGGAGCATTGTTTTATATGCCATTCCATCAAAATTCTTGTACCAGAATGATGAATACATCCATGAATCTCTCGGATCATAATTACCGGCTTCATAGTCAGCAAATGACACCTTTTCTTTCTCGCCATACTTTGTGTTAATCTTTACAGCATCCTTGCTGAAAGCCTGTGAATACTTGTCCGCATGAGCAAGCATCTGTGCCTTGCTCCAATACAATGTTTTTCTGAATCCATTTACCAGCTCAAACATGGCATAGTAGCCGATTGTCTCAGCTTTCTCACGCTTGTCCCAGTCATCGACCATCAGATTAACCTTGATGTCCTCATTCAGCGGATCGAAGTATTCCAGCTCACCTTCCTTAATTGCCACGACATTCAGCCGCTTATACTGGCCGGATCGGATAGCCAGCTGGATATATCCCTTATATCCCATCTGGAACTGTGCCTCTTTGCTACCTGCCTTGGTATTATTGAACGGGACCATGTAATAATGTCCGAGCTGTGGAGATGGTGAAAGCTGTAAACTCTCACCAAGAAGTGCTGCTGAAAGAATCGACTGATTTGTGCACTCCTGAAGTGTAGGGTTGGTGTTATATGCTGATACGATAGCAGAAATGAAACGCTGTCCATTCTTACCACCAACTACCTGATTAATCTGATTTTTTATAGCATCCTGTGTAAGGTATGCTGTAATTCCAAAATTCTGCTGTGCCTTGCTTTTTTTCACTAAACTATTATTAACTGCCATTATTTGTCCTCCTCATTAAAGCTAAAAAGTTCATGTAACAACTGATCAAGTTTTTCCTTTGTTTTCTTAATCTCCTCGTCAAGTTCCTCATCTGTAAAAGAACCAAGCTTTATGACATTGTCTAATTTCTCTTTTGCAACACACGGTGGATAGTTTTTATGTAAGAATCGTGTGTATCCTGCCAAAACAGCAGCTACCTGTGATTCTACTTCATCCTCTGAGCCTTCCATTCTCAAATGACTTCCTTTTACCTCTATCATGCTTTTTCCTCCTAAATAGCTTTAAATTCTATGCTTCTACTCTTAAAGAACTCTTTCAATGCATAAGCATCTTCCGTTGTGAGCAATACCTCAAATCTGACTACCATTCTCTCCTGTGTGCTGTCAGCACTCTGCACCGGTTCTGGCGGTGTCACAGCCTGCTCATGCGGTTCTGTCGGTACAATTACCCTCTGTTCTTCTTTGATCTCCTTTGCCTTGCGTTCTTCCTCTGCCTTTCGTGCCTCTTCTGCTGCTTTCTTTTTAGCCGCAGCTTCAGCCTTTGCCTTTGCAATTTCCGCCATTCTCTGTGCCTCTTTGATGGCTTTATTTATATCAAGTGTCTGCTTGTATACCTCTGTCGCCTCAAAGCCAAATTCCGGCAGATTATGAAGTGTCAGCACATCATCACCAATCTGGTACATTCTTGACCGCATCTGCTCCTCAATGCTCTTCATTGACACCGAAGCATTCAGCCACTTCGGATCCCAGATCTTCTCCAACGTGACAAAATTCTGAAAACCGATAGTCGCAAACAACTCTTCAATGGCATTCTGCTTATTCGCTTTCTTCTGATCTTCAAATTCTTTCACCTGCTTGTCGATCACAGCTATAGGTTTGTCTATAATTCCAATGATCTCATTAACCTGTGCTTTAAATTCATTGAATGGCTGCATATACTCTTTTTCTCTCCGTATACGTTCATCATTCAATGTCTTTTTCAGCTTGTTAAGTGTTGCTCTGTCTGCCTTGGCATCCTTAACCTGATCATCTGTATATACAAGCGTCTCATAAAATGCCACTTTCTCAGTCAACTCTGCTTTCAGTTCCTCATAATTGAAGCTGATTTTTTCTGGTATTACTACCTCATTCACTCTTAATTCCATGTACATCCTCCCACCATAGCCAGTTCATACTGAACATCTTTGTTTATTTTCATCATGCTCATGATCCGGTCTGTCTGTTTCTGTCTCTCCTCTTCACAGTCGCATCGCTCTCCCGGATCAAGATTTGCTCCGCAGTTACTGCAAATTCTGTAATACATTTTTCTCTCGCCCCCTTTACTATATTTCCGGTAATTTCAGTGCCGGTGCTTTTTTCATCTGTACATGCTCCCAGAACTTTGATTCTTCCTCGATCAGATGCTTGATATCTTCTTCAACCCCCGACCGCTCTATAGAATAATGTCTTGTCTGTAAGTACACATCCTCTCCATATACAGATTTAAGCTGTGCCTTAAGTACAACGTAGTTAAACTCTGTAACCATTAAGTAGTGCAGCACCTGTATGTAATAGTTATCCGGTATCCTGTGATCCCACTTTTCTTTCTGCATGGACTGTAAGATATTCGTGGTCTTACATTCCCATATGCCTTTACGACCATCCTGATCTATGAGCCAGCCATCAAGAGATGCATGCGCCCACGGATACTTGTCATTGAACCAGATGTTATTTTCTTCATAACACACCTGGTATTCCGGATAGTCCAATTTGAACAATTCTCTGAGAAGCGGCTCAGCTTCTGTTCCATATTTCACATATGGCTTATCCGATATATCCACCGGTTCAATTCCATATGCTTTTTCTTTCCAAAGCTCCACATTGCTTTTATATGGGTTCATTCCCACAATAGCCGAAGCATCCGAACCACCTATCTTTGTTCTTGCCTTGAGCCATTCTTCATGACTGGATAACACTTTCATCTCAACCATGCTTTTCTTCTCCTGCCTACCAGATAAGGGAGTGTCAGCAGCACTCCGACAAATGCCTGTCCAAGGTGTGCATACCATGGTTCAATGATCTGCATATCCATGGCGAACGCAACTGAGTTTGCTGCTCCGAAGATCAGGAATAAACCAATAGCACACATGGTATAAACCGCATATCTGCATATCTTCTTTTTCTTCATTTGCTTCACTCTCCTTTCTCACTGTGCATCCTGCAACACCGTCCCACCTTCTGCAACTTTCTTAGGATTGAACGGTGGTACTCTTCTGCCGGCTTTCAATTCTTTGCGGTATCGCATAAAGTCTACAAGCGCAAGATAGTTGACATATGTCACACCAAAACCATCCAATATGGTGTATTCACTGTATCTTCCTTTTGCAATGTATATCGCCAGCTCCGATAATCTGTTACATACCGTTCTTATCGATATTCCAAATTCCTCGGCAATCTCGGCTTTTGTCATATATGGACCGGCTTTTACATATCTAATTCCTGTTATATCCATTTCTTACCTCTCCTTTCTCTTGTCGTCCTCGTTATTTCACCCTATAATTTCCGTAGGTGCTACCAACACCAATTCATACGAAAGAAGGTGAAACTATGTCAAAAGATTCCTTTAAAGATGCCTTGACAAATATTGAAGACATTGCACTGGCTTACACAGTCAAGACATCAACTGCCACAACACCTGAACAGTTTCTTGACGATTATGTAAAGAATAAAATTTCATTTACTGAAATCAAGAAACAACATGGTGATAAGTGGATGATCTAAAACTCGAATCTGGCAATTGATTTAAGAACCTCTTTTGTCACATCGAGTAGGTGTAGTGAGTGCTTTACCGAGTATTTCTTTGCTCCAAGTACTTTTAAGATGTCCTTGATAACGCACTCCTCGCCGTCATACGTTTC